TGGGACTGAGCCACTAACCCAGAGTCAAGCAGTTGACCATCTCTTGAGTACCCCCGCCCCTGAAGAGGCAAGCGATACACCTCAAGAGCCTGTAGCTGAAGCAGAGGCGCAAGTCGAAGCTGAAGCACCATTAGCAGATGAAGTAGAATCCGATGACGCTTTAGGGCTATCTGAGGAAGAAACAGAAGAAGCTGATGTTGAATACGAAGCTACTGAAGATGAAGACGAGCAACCCTTAGAGGCCTCTGATGAGTCTGATGACGTAGAAGAGTATTACACTGTTAAAATTGATGGTGAGGAAAAGAACGTCACAACAGACGAACTTATCAAGAACTATCAACTTGAACAGGCCGCGCAAAAACGTATGCAGGAAGCTGCAAGTGAGCGAAAGCAAGCTGAAGCTGAACGCCAAGTTATCGCGCAACAGCGTGAGCAGTACGAACAGGCTTTGAATGTCTTGTCTCAGCAGCTTACAGTGCAAGAGCCAACTCAAGAATATTGGGAAAAGCTCTATGCGGAAGACCCGTTGGAGTATGTAAAGCAACGTGATGGTGTTCGTGACCGCAAGGAGAACTTGCAAAAAGTTCAACAAGAGCAGTTACGAGTCCAGCAAGAGAAGCAGCAAGAAATGATGCAAGCGCATCAGCAGCATCTCGCGCAGGAACAGCAACGTTTACTAGAGCGTATTCCAGAGTGGCGTGACGAAGAAGTGGCGACTAGGGAAAAGCAACAAGTAATCCAGTATGCACAGCGTATTGGTTTTACTGAGCAGGAACTACAAACCGCCTCTGATAGTCGCGCTATCGAGACACTCCGCAAGGCATATCTTTATGATGAGTTGATGGCTAAAGCTCCAGCAGCTCAGAAGAAGGTAAGAAAAGCACCGAAAGTAACTAAGTCTGGCAAGCCTACTCCTAAGTCCGAAGTGACTGCAAAACGTAAATCACAGGCTTTTGACCGCCTGAAGAAAAGTGGCAGCAAAGATGCTGCTGTGGATTATCTTTTGGAAAGAAATAGGTAAATATTATGGCTACACATACTACTACTACTGCCGTTGGTGAGCGTGAAGACCTCGCCGATGTCATCACTCGGATTGACCCCGATGAAACCCCAATCTTTTCTGCTCTCCGTAAAGAGACAGGAAATGGCGTATTTGTTGAATGGCAAGTACAAGAACTGGCTGCTGCTGTCGCTACTAACTATCAGAACGAAGGTGCTGATGCTACTTACGACACACCAACCGCAACTGTTCGTCTCGGAAACTACATGCAGATTTCACAGAAAGATGCAGCGATTTCTGGCACACTGGATGCTGTTGATAAAGCTGGTCGTGACAAAGAGACAGCCTATCAGAAAGTTCTGAAAGGTCTTGAGCTTCGCCGTGACATTGAGAAGTCAGTTTGTACTGCACAGGCTCGTGACGCATCTGACCCTCGTAAAGCAGGTACACTCTCAAGCTGGATTACAAACGTATCCATCGCTGGTGACGAAACTGCTTTCAATGCTGGTGTTGGTCTTGGCACACACATTCCATCTGACGATGGTACTGACCGCACAATGACACTCGCCATGATTGATGACGCTATGCAAGCTGCATACGAAGATGGTGGTCAGCCAAACATGCTGGTTGTTTCACCTGCCAAGAAAGTTGCTTTCAGTGACTTGAGTTCTGGTTCAGTAACTACAAACCAAATCACTTACACTGCTCCTCGTGAAGCAGCTATGGTTGGTTCTGTTTCTCTGTACCTGACTGACTTCGGACAGCTTGATGTTGTTATCGACAGATTCACACCATCAGACAGAGTTTACCTCCTAGACAGTGACTATGCTTCTATCTGCACACTGCCTGGTCGTAACTTTGCAGTAACAGACCTCGCTAAGACAGGCGATGCTGATAAGTTCGAAATCATCACAGAATGGACTTTGAAAGTATCTGCTCCTAAAGCGCATGGTGCTGTTTACAACTTGTCATAAGTTGATAGGGGGAGAACTTAGTTTCTCCCCCGCTAACTTTTGGAGAGAAGTTTGTCTAAGAGATTACTTAAAAAGGATGCTGTCACTGGTAAGGAAACGTGGGTACACGATAGTCAGGATGGCGGTTTTGTTTATGAGACATCACAGAATGTTGATGCTCTCTTAAAGAAAAATAAAGAAGAGGCTAATGCGTATCGTTCTGGTTCTTTGATTGGGGACACACAAAGACACCAACAGAAGGTTGCGGAAATACCAACGGCTCTTTATTATGAGTTGATACAAAAGTTTGGTGAGCCAAAGCATAATCCTAACGCTTGGAAGAAGTGGTTGAATGATTATGAAAATCGGTTCTTTAGGACAAGTGGCGGTAACGTATAATGGCTATTACAACTTATGCAGAACTTCAGACAGCTATGGCAAACTTTTTGGCAAGGACTGACCTAACGGACAGACTGCCAGAATTTATTAGTATAGCTGAAGCTCGCATGAGCAGGGAGCTTGAGGCTCGTTCACAGGAAAAACGTGCAACAGCCACATTAGTAGGTGGCGATGCTTTTGTTTCACTGCCAACTGATTTGCGTTCCATTCGCATGGTAAAGCTCAATACAACGCCTACTGAGGTGTTGGAGTATTACACACCACAAATATTGAATGAACTGTACTCTAGTGGTGGTTCTGGCAAGCCTCGTGCCTATACAATTATTGGCGGTGAGATTAAGTTTGCACCCACACCTGACAGTGCATACACAGCAGAAATTGTGTATATGGAAGGTGTGCCAGATTTATCTGACAGCAATACGACCAATATAATACTGACTCGTCACCCTGATGCTTACCTCTATGGCGCATTGGCTGCGGCTAGTGTATATCTTATGGATGACCAAAAGACACAGATGTATGAGTCTTTATTTACTCGTGCGATTGATGAAATCAAACGTGAAGAGCAAAGAGGCAAACACGCTGGCTCTGGTTTATTTATGAAGTCTGACTACGGAGAATTAACATGAGCGCAATGAGTGATTATTTAGAGAATGAAATTCTCGACCATGTATTAGGTACTGGTGCTTACACAGCACCTTCGACTGTTTACATTGGACTTTCTACTGGTTCTTTCGGTGATGATAATAGTGGCACTGAATTATCTGGCAGTGGTTATGCAAGACAGTCTGCGGCTTTTGACGCTGCTGCTGGCGGTACAACTGACAACAGTGCAGCTATTGAGTTTCCTGCCGCTACTGGTAGCTGGGGAACTGTAAGCCACTTTGGTATCTTTGACGCTGCAAGTGCTGGCAATCTTTTGATACATGGTGCTTTTACATCAAGCAAAACGATTGCTACAGGTGACATCCTACGGATTGCTGCTGGCGACTTAGACGTAACTGCGGCCTAGTCCGATGGCTGAGATACTCGGCCCAACACTGGAGCAGCTAGATAATTGGGGCAGCATTGATGACCTCGATGCTTTTGGCTCTCTGGAAGACATGGATAATCTCAATCTATTTGAGACTACATCTTCTGTTGCGACTGCAATTACAGCCACATCTAACAATCAAGTTACATTTGTTTTTGACGGAACTGCTGCAACGACGATTACAGTGGCAGGTGTTGCTATTCCTGTGCGTCAAGTTAGTTCTTCTGTTGACGCAAGCGTTGCCGTTCTAGGTGATGCAGAAATTATCAAAGAGGCAGCATCTTCTGTAGATATAGAGATTACTGAATCTGTTGATGCAGAAATTGTTAAGGAAGTTGCAAGTGCTGTAGCGGCTGCATTTACAGTTACGGTAGACGGAATACGCATACAGTCTGTTGATGCGTCTGTAGTAGGTGCAGCCAGTGTTGCCGCCATAGCTCAGTTTATTGTAGCTATGGATGCTTCTGTTGATGTTGCGATTACTGAGTCTGGCAGTGCTATTAGAGTCTCTACTGTAAGCAGTAGCGTTGATATTTCTGCAAGTGCTACATCTAATGTAAACACAATACTTATTGCGGATGGTGCTGTAAGTATGGCTGTCACTGCTGATGGTGCTATGCAGTTTACTGCCAGTGGTGCTGGTTCAGTTAGCTGTGTTATAACAAGTGTTATAACAGGTGAGGTGCTTGGGGAGCTTTGGTCTATTGTTACTGAAGGAGCAGAAACATGGACTGAAGCAGCAGATGGTGGAGAGACATGGAGTGTTGTTTCTGAAGGCAGTGAGACCTGGACTGAGGTATCTGCTGGTTCAGAAGTTTGGACAAATGTAAGTGAAGGTAGCGAGGTTTGGTATAGGCAATGATAAGATTTGGCGAGTTTTTACCAGACCAGTCAGCTTTTAATAATGCTGGCACAACTGTAGCTACAAATGTAATTCCGTCTTTGACAGGCTATGAGAGCTTTCAGGGTTTGTCTCCAATTAGCGGTGCGGCTGACAGCACTATTGTTGGCTTGTTTGCTGCTCGTGATGATGATGGCAATACAGCTTTGTATGCTGCTGACAGAGCTAAGATTTACAAGTTTGATACAACTGATGGCTCACTAGACAATATTAGTAAGTCTGGTAATTACACAACTAATGCTGAAGATAAGGTGCGTTTTGTCCAGTATGGTGAAACTGTTATTGCCACTAACTTTGGCGACCCTATACAAAAGATAACTGCTGCTGCTTCTGGTTTGTTTTCTGACCTAAGTGCAGATGCACCAAAGGCTAAGTATATTGCTGTTGTGCGAGACTTTGTTATGACTGGTTTTACCAACACAACTGCCGATGGAACAAAGCCCTACAGGACTCAGTGGTGTGCATTGGGTGATGCAACAGATTGGGCTGTGAGTGCTACGACACAGGCTGACTTTCAGGACATTGATGACTTAGGTGACATTACTGGCTTAGTTGGTGGTGAGTATGCAACGATACTTTTAGAGAAGGGTATTGTTCGTGCGTCTTACATTGGTTCACCTTTGATATTTCAGTTTGACAAGGTTGAGTTGAACAGAGGTTGTAAAGTGCCAGGCAGTGTCGCCAATGTTGGTCATGCAGTGTTTTACTTGGCTGATGATGGCTTCTATATGTTTGATGGCAAAGAGTCTCGTCCGATTGGTGCTGAGAAGGTAAACAAGTTTTTCTTGGAGGATTGGGATGGAGCTTATGCAAAGAATATGTCGTCTGCTGTTGACCCGTTACGACAAGTTATTATCTGGTCTTACGCTAGTACATCGGCAACTAATGGCGTACCTGACAGACTTATTATCTATAATTATGCTCTCGATAAATGGTCAACGGCGAACATTGGGGTTGACCACTTGGCGGGTGTTTATACGGCTGGTTTTACTCTTGAGCAACTTGATGCTGCTTTTGGTAGCTTGGATGTCCTACCTGCTTCTCTCGATGGGGTGGTTTATCGTGGTGGTGAGTTTGTTTTTGCAGCCAGCAAAGATGACAAAATCCAAACTTTCACGGGTGATACGCTTACGGCGATTGTTGAAACGGGTGAGTTTGAAGTTCGCAAGGGTAATAGAAGTCTTATTAGAAACATCATCCCTTATGTTACGCTCCGTGAAAATGAGACTGGTTCTGTTACGGCGCAAGTTGCGAGTCGTAATAGGCAGGTAGATACATTTACGTTTGGCTCTGCCTCTAGCATAAATGAAGCTAACTTTATCCCTGTGCGCTCTGAGGGGCGTTATCACAGAATAAGGTTAAACCTTACTGGAGAGTGGAACAAGACACAGGGCATTGATATTGATGCAACGACTACGGGACGCAGATGAGCAATCAGTACAGAAAGCTACCATACCAAGGCGGCTCTCCTCGTGAAATATCCGAGGTGGTTAATAATGCTATGGAAGGCAAGATTAACTCTACTGGCACTTTTACGCTTGCAACTGGCGGTGCAACAACGACAACAATAACAGATAGGCGTATAGGTGCTGAGTCTGTCATCTTGTTTATGCCAACAACTTTAAGTGCGGCAGCATCAAATAAGTATCCGTTTGGTTTGTTTGAGGACGATGCGGCTCAAACATTTGCATCAGCTAATACGCCTTATGTTTTGGCTGTTACGGAAACTGAAATTGCTTATGGTATGAGCCTTGCAAGCAATCAAATCACAGTTGATTACGCAGGTTTGTACGACATTCATGTTGGTGCGGATTTCGTAAATACATCATCACAGATACACGATGCTTATATGTGGTTGCGTGTTAATGGGACAAATGTAGCTCATACAACTGCACAGTTTGGTGTTTCTGATAAGCAGGGTTCTACTATTGGAGCTACGCCTGTTTCTGTTACACATCCACTTGAGTTGGATTCTGGTGATTATATTGAGATTGTTGTTGCTGTTGACGACACCTCTGTGAGTCTTGCTGCAAAGGCAGAGCAGACAACGCCTTACGCACGACCATCATCACCATCGCTTATGGTTGAGATTTCTATGTTACAACCATCTCAGTCAACTGGCAGTGCATTTGAGTTGTATGTAAGTTCGCAGACAACTGGTTCAGCAACTTTGTCTCATCTGCCGAACACTGAAGCAGACAAAACTTATAGGTATTTGGTAATTGGCTAGTGCCACTTTATTTAACTAATTGTATTGTGTAGTATAGGGAAAACTTGAGGATAAGATTATGGCAGAACCAGCAGGTGTAACCGAAACCATCACACGCACAGCTCCCGCACCATTTGCAGAACCATTCCTGCAATATGGTATGAGCGAGGCTCTGCGTCAATATCAGCAAGGCCCATACCAGTATTATCCTGGTGAGACAGTTGTTGGCTTTGCACCGCAAACAGAACAAGCGTTGCGTATGAGAGAGCAACAGGCTCTAGCTGGCACTCCCGTTGGAACGGCTGCCCAGCAATACGCAACAGACGTACTTGGTGGCACATTCCTTGGGGGTAGTCCTGGGTTGAGTGAAGCTATCAACAGAGCCTTAGACCCAGTGCAAGCAAGAACAACAAGTGCATTAGCACAACGTGGTCGCTTGGGTTCTGGTGCTGCTTCTGACGTTATGACCCGCGCTCTCGGTGATGTTGCGGCTGACATTGCATATCGTGACTATGGTGCTGAACGTGCTAGACAGCAACAAGTATTGGGAATGGCCCCACAACTTCAACAGGCTTCATATTATGACATTGGTCAGTTAGGTGCTGTCGGTGGTGCTAGAGAGCAACTCGCACAGCAACAGCTTGCTAGTGACATTGCTAGATTCCAGTTTGAGCAACAAGCACCCATGCAAGCCCTTGGTCAGTATCAGGCGGCTGTCTCTGGTTTCCCAATGGGTCAGACATCATCTGCAATACAACCATACTTTGAGCCAAGCACAGGCCAAACATTCTTAGGCGGTGCTGCATTGGGTGCGTCTTTGCTAGGCAAAGAAGCGAGTACTGGAGAGCGTTTATTGGCTGGTCTTCTTGGCGGCGGTATTGCTCAATTCTAATTAATAGGTACAATTATGGCGTTATTTGATTTTTTAAAAGAGCCAACACCTGAATCTTATAGATTTTTAGGGCAAGATTACAGTGGTTTGCCTTCGGAAGAGCTAGAAAATCTTAGAAGGTTTTTGGTCTTTGGCAGGAAGACAGGCCGTTTTGGTGCGGATGTCTTTGATGAAGTTGACGAGATAAACAACCTTTTAGGTCTTCGGGCAAAAGCAGGTGAAAGAATGGAGGGGTTCAGACAAGACCCAACATTTTCAGAACCAGCCCCTATTTTGACAGATGTAACTGCCTCCCAAGAATCTGCGTTTACACCTAGCCTTCTGGCAATACGTCCTGTTGTTGCAGATGAGTCAAGAAATGTTGCGCCCATGGTTTCTTCATCAGCACCTGCTGTATCTCAAAAAGTTGCTTCTGAACAGCCTGGGCTATTTTCTCGAATTGGTCGTGGTTTAACATCCGAAGGTGGATTGTTAAGCGGGAGTCCAACAGCACAAGCTAGGCTTGCAGCTATAGGTGAGAGTTTACTTGGTGGGCCTACAAGAACTCCCGTTAGTTTTGGTCAGGCACTTGCTCAAGCTAGTCGAGCAGGTAGGGGTGCAGAGCTTGCCCAACAACAAAGAGAAGTTGCAGAGCTAGGTTTAGAATCTAAGCGTAGAAAACTTCAGGCAGAGAAAACTTTGCAGGAAGGAATTAAGGAAGATAATACTGCAAAAATATCTCAAGCTATGCTTGCTATTGCTCCTGTCCAATACATGAAACTTTTACAAGACAAACCGACTCTTAGTGAGGAATTTAAACAGTATCTTGATAAAAACCCAGAATTAAAAACACAGTATTTTGAAAAAAAGATACAGGGTGGTGATTTATTTTCTCAATTTTTAATGGGTATGTTTGGTGATGGTGATTCCAGCCAAGGTGATAAAGCTCAAGGGGGAGTTGATTTTTCTGAACTTACTGATGAGCAGCTTAAGGCCATTGCTGGTGTAAAGGACCAATAATTATTATGAGTTCTTTAGGTGCAAATATAACGCCCCAAATGGCGTTAGAGGAACTTGAGAGAAGAAAATCAAGGGCAGTGTCTGTTGTTCCTGATATAACTCCTGAAGATGCGCTTAAGGAGCTTGAAAGACGTTCTTCTGAAAGTCAAATAGAAGTAGATAAAATATCCCCTATTGAGGCAAGAGCAGAATTAGCAAGGCGTGGGGTTGATGGCATTTCAGAGGCAGACTTACTGCAAGACCCTAACTGGATTAAAAACTCCAAAAAAGTTTATCGGATGAATGAGGGTGTTGATGCACCTGACCTTCAATCAGATAAAGAGTACGCAAAATATGGCATGAACTACATGGGGTGGTTTAATTATAATCTACCCAAGATGGGGCTTGAAGCCACTCAACTCAGGACTGCAACAGACGACCAAAAAAATGCGTTTGTTGACCTTATGGAAGACTATGACCGCAAAGACATCAGCCTTGCTGGTGCAGGCAGACTTGCTGCGGGCGTTTTATTTGACCCGACAACTTATTTTAATATCGCTACGCTTGGCGCTGGTCTTGCTGGCAGAGAAGCAGCAAAGCAGGGCATTAAACTAGGTGTAAAAGAGTCAGTAAAGGAAGGCTTAACCCAAGGCGCAAAGATTGGTGCTATTGAAGGTGCTGTCTATGGTGCAACAGATAATGCGTTAAGACAGTCTACAAAAATACAAGCTGGCAGACAGGAAGATTTTGACTTTGGTGAAAGTGCTTTGTCTGCTGGAACTGGTGCTGTTATTGGAGGCACTTTGGGTGGTGGTATTGGTGCTTTGGCTGGTCGCGCAACTGGTGTAAAGGAAGTTGTTGAATCTGACAAGGCCTTGCTTGAGGGCAAGAAGGTTGATGTTGATAAAGAAATTGCGCCGTATAGCGAGGAAGTTGCACAGGGCGTTAGAGACGAAATTGCTGATTTAAATGTTGATGTTCAACCTGACTTAACTTTAGACGTTAGTGGAAAGGCTGTTGATATTGGTGTTGAGTTACTAAGAGAGCTTAATATACCTGCAATCAGTAAAGATGCAAGAATATCAGACCAGATATTTGAGGTGTTACAGTTAGCTGAAAAAACACCTGAATACAAATCGGCTTTTACAAATGTTTTAAAAAGAAACAATGTTACCCCTGTAGAGTTTTCTCAGTTATTTAGGTTGGGAACGGCTGATGCTGGTAGAAAATTGCAGCAACTAAGCACTGCAAGCAAAGCAATTCAAAGTATATCTGATGAGCTTGCTGGCATAGCTCCCAAAGAGCCAATGGGTGCAAAGATAATAAAAGACATTAGAGAGCTTGATAATGTAAGGCGGGGTGCATTGGTTTCTTTTTGGGGAACGGCTATGCGTAACGCTACAGCACAAGTAGGTCGCACAGGAATGGAAGTTTTGACTGATGTTTATGATAATTTATTAAGTCAGACTTTTAACCCACTTAGAAAAGCATTTGGCGCGGAGGTGAAGCCTGTTGATTACTCACAAAGTTTTGGGCTTCTTCTTAATTTACTGCCTGGTAAGGGAACAAAAAAAGCCAAAGATGTTACCGAATTTGTTACCAAATATTATGTGAATGAGAGGGATAGGCTTTTTACCAATTATGCGTCTGATGTGGCTGACGCAACAGAGTCTAAGACATTTAAACGAGCGCAAAAGGTTGTAGATGCTTTTAATTTTTTAAATCGTATGCAGGAATATTATTACAGGCGCGGTATGTTTGCTGCCTCTCTTGACAAATCGTTAAGGGATAGAGGTTTGAAAATGCAAGATATTGTTGATGCTGGTGAAGATGGAATTAATTTAATTAAAAAATCAGAAGTTGAAAAAGCTGTTGATGACTCCTTAGATTTTACTTATGCAGGTGAGCCGAAAACAGATTTAGCAAAAGCCTTTTTAACTGTTGCTAACAAAGTTCCTTTTATTACAACGGCAGCTTTTCCATTTGCTAGATTTATGGCAAACGCAATGGAGTTTCAGTTTAAGCACAGTCCTCTTGGGTTTACCTCTATGCTTCTTCCGAAGGAGGTAGATAAGATTGCAAAGGGAGATTACGAAACTTTTGCGAGAGCTGCTGTTGGAAGCGGTATTTTGCTTGCAGCTATTGAAGCTAAAAGAGAGGGTCTTTTGGGTGATGAAAAGTGGTATGAGATGCAAATGGGAGACAAGACTGTAGACACTAGAGCTTACTTCCCCTTAACCCCTTATGCTCTTGTTGCTGATATTATTGTAAGAAGTGACAGGGGTTTGGCTGGCCCTGATGCTAGAGATATTTTGCGCGGTTTAACTGGGGCGCAGTTAAGAAGTGATGTTGGTCTAGGGGTAGTTGATAACCTTTTAAATATGCTCAGAGGAGTTGGCGACCCTAAAAAAATTAATCAAATTTTGGCTGAGTACACTGCTGATGTTATTGGTGGGTTTACAGTTCCCTTAAGAAACTTTTATGAATTTATTAATGCGATTAGGGGTGAAGAGGCACTTAAATTTAGAGAGGCTTCTCCTGAAGGAAAGAGTTACATTGAGGACGTTGGGCGAATTTTACAATCCAATATACCTGTAATAAAGGAGAGCTTACCAGAAGCTGAGTCTCCAACTCGCGCTGCTGCGCCAGGTAGACCTGAAGAAGTGTTTGGACTGCCCTCTGGACTGGTGTCGCAGTTTACAGGTATATCTGCAAGAGAGGCTAAAAACCCTGCGGAAAAAGAGTTTGATAGGCTGGGATTCAAGAGAAGAGATATACTGCCTTATTCTGGCGATAGAAAGATAGACAACTTGGTGGCAAAGAATCTTGGCCCTGTGGTTGAGGATGTTGTTTCTGACATTGTGGTTTCGCCAAGATACCAGTCGTTGAGCAACCCAAAAAAAGAAGTTATGTTAGAAAAAGTATTAAAGGTTCTTCGTGTGCCAGCTAGAACTCGCGCTATGGCAGAAGACCCGCAAAGGTTTTTGAGGCAAAGGGTAAAAATGCTTACTAAAGCCGAGAGATTAATGTTAAAAGAACAAAACCCTGAGAAGTATGAAAGATTACTAGAGGACTAAACAATGGCTAAAAACAGTGTAAGAGATTTTGACGCAACTGCGGCAAACAACACAGACATTCAGTCCGTTGACATAGCAGAGAACTGCGCTCCTAGTGGCATCAACAACGCCATTAGGGAGCTAATGGCTGACATCAAAGATGTCTCTACTGGTACTGTTGCATTGGAAAGCCCACAGGCTGACAGCATGACTGTCACTGGCGACCTGACTGTTGACACCAATACGCTGTACGTTGACAGCACAAATGATTCTGTTGGTATTGGCACAACTTCACCTAGCGCACCTTTTTCAAACCGCGCGCTTGAGGTATCTGGAACTGGTGGAAATGGTGGTGTTAAAGTAATTCGCTCTGATGCGGCTACTGCTGGTGGGCTGTCATTGTTATCAGGAAGTACTACACATAGTCTTTATGGTGAGGGTGCAAAAGACTTAAACTTTTGGACAAACGCTACAGAACGCATGCGTATCGACAGTACGGGCGATGTCGGCATCGGCACGACTTCGCCTGGCCATCCTTTGCATGTAAGTGGTAATGGATTTGGCACTATAGCTAAATTTTCCGCAGATGATGGCGCAAATAACCCAAGACTTCTTATATATGGTTCATCAGATGGTATGCATATACAGCGTACTTCTGGTAGTGGTGCAGCTAACTTAATGTTTGAGGTTGGTGGTGCTGAAGGTGGCGGCACGGAAGCAATGCGTATCAACAGTTCGGGCAAGGTCGGCATCGGCACAAGCACGATTTCAGGAAAATTGACTGTAGCTGGTGATGATGCTTTTGAAGCCATCACACTTAGAGATAATACCTCTTCAGCAAATATGTTCTCCATAACCTGTGCCGAATATTCGGGGTCTGGTGGTAATCCTAATAAATTTTCAGCCATAAATAGTTCAGCCATAAGTTTTGAACTTGGTGGTTTAGAACGTATGCGACTGTCTCACACATCCAACGCACTATCAATCGGCAAAACTACATTTGGAACATCGGGTCAAGGATTCACAGTATATGGTAACACTGCACCGCAATGCTATTTTAACAAATCACAAAGTGGTGCTGTAAATGGCGTATTATTCTATCACGCAAATTCTTATGTTGGTGGTCTTAATTACAACAACACAAACACATCTTTAGCCACAAGCTCTGATGAACGTCTAAAAGATAATATAGAAAACTCAGATGATGCAGGTGCTAAAATTGATGCTATGCAAGTTCGTCAGTTTGATTGGAAGTCAACGGGCGAGCATCAGGAATATGGTTTTGTTGCACAAGAACTAGAGCCTGTATTTGCTCATGCTGTGCATACAGACAAGGAAGGCGACTATAAGAGCGTTGATTACGCTTGTCTTGTGCCAATGCTCGTCAAAGAAATTCAATCCCTAAGACAACGTATTACAGATTTGGAGAACGCATAATGGCTAATACTTACACTTGGAACTTTCCAACACTAGAACGCAAAGCAACCGAAGGCGACCTGTCTGACGTTGTAAAGACTATTCACTACCGCTACACAGCGACATCTGACCAGAATAATGCTGATGGCAATCCTTACTCTGCCACACTCTATGGCACAGTCGGTCTTGGCGATGCAGACAGTGGTTCATTCACTGCATTTGACAGCATCACAACTGACCAAGCGATTGCGTGGACGCTTGCTGGCTTGGATAAGACAGAGGCAGAACTACAGACTGCACTTGATGAGCAGGTCACTAATCAAATCACACCGCCACTCGTAAGCGGTGTACCTAGTGGGTGGTAAAAATGAGCAGACCAACAGTAACCGAAGTCAAAACTCAAATTGACACGCACGAAGCCATCTGTGCTGAACGCTGGATGGAGACTATCAATCGTATCAAGCGGCTTGAGATGATTATCATCGGTTCTGGTGGTGCAATAATTCTACTGCTACTCAACATCGTATTTGGTGGCTAGATATGGTCGAGCCAGTTACCACAATATTAGGTGGTCTGGCGGCGGCGCGGTCAGCTATCAACTTCCTCAAAGAAAACGTAGATGCGTTTAACGATGCACGAACCATAGGCCAGCAGATTGGTCAAATCTTGCAGGGACATGACGAGTTCAACAAGGCTCGCTATGACACCAAGATGCAAGCCAAGCTCGGCATCAAGGATGTTGCGTCTGATATGATTGAGATGAAGCTACAACAAGAAGAACTCTACCAGCTTCGCCTCATAGTCAATAATCGCTTCGGCAGTAAATTCTATGATGACATATTAAAAGAGCGCGAGAAGCGCATACACGACCAAAAAGAAGCCATCAAAAAGGCGAAGGCGGCACATCTTAAAAAGCGTCAAGAGTTGATAGGGATATTAAAGGCGTTAGGTATTGCGGTTGGCATAATACTGACGTTAGGGGCAATACTATTAGTGATATTCACAAAAGAGTTGCGCTAACTGCGATTGAAAGCGGTCAGATTGGCGAACACATGGCTGCGGCGGCTATCATAGCTGCTGGATACAGGTGCAATATTGTTAACTCTCAAGGTTATGACATTTTGATGTTTGATGACAAAGACGTTTACAGGGTAGAGGTCAAATCAGCTACCAAACCAAAGGGGCATACAAAGCATCATAAGAATTACAAACCATACAGCTATTACGTCTCTCGTGGGAGTCGCTCCAAGAGGTTGATAAGTTCTAATGATGCAGATATTGTAGCTTTAGTTGCCAATGACATAAAGGCTGTGATGTTCTTACCCGTGAAATCAGTAAAGGTTGCCAGGGTAAGGAAGAAGCCAGAAGACTTTGGCGACGAAACAGAGAGCTTAGAGTTAGCTTTGGAGGCAGTTAGAAATGATAGACTGGAGTGACTATCCCAACTTTTCACCAAGAGAGTTTCAGTGCAGTTGTTGCGGTGAAGTAGATATGGACGCTGATTTCATGTTTGCCCTGCAAGCCATTCGTTCCGACTATGGCAAGCCAATGACGATTACATCTGGCTATCGCTGTGAGAACCATCCCGTTGAGGCAAAGAAAGAGACAACAACAATATCACCCCACAGGACGGGCAAGGCGGCTGATATAGCTTGTCGTGGCACAGATGCATACGAGATACTTAATCTGGCTCTAGCTTATGGTGCTACAGGTATCGGCATTGCACAAAAGGGTGATGGCAGATTCATTCATATAGATACACTTGATGGTGAGGATAGACTTCGTCCTTGGGTATGGAGTTATTAAGATGTGGCAGACACTTATAAGCCCTGTTGCCAATCTTGCTGGTCAGTGGATGAGCAATCGTGCAGAGAAGGCACAGGCGAAGCAGAAACTAGCAGTCGCCAAGATTGAGGCGCAGGTCAAGAAGGTAGAGCAGGACGGAGCTTGGGAGGAGAAGGCTATGTCTGCTTCTCAGGATTCTTGGAAGGACGAGGCCTGGACTCTCACCTTTATAGCTCTAATTTTTGCTTGCTTCATTCCTGCCTTACAGCCCTATATTGAAGATGGCTTTCGTTTCTTGCGTGAGGACTGCCCTGAGTGGCTAACTTATGGTATCCTTGCAA